TTTCATCATGGAGTGGGTTTGAAACCCACATCCATAACAAAAATAGCTTTTAATTTCGGGAGAAATATCTTGAGTATAGCAGGCATCCGACCCGCATCTATCACAAATTGTTAAATTATCCATTTATTTTTTCTAGTTTAGGTAATTCAATTTTCTTTAACTTAGGTAATTGAAGTTTAACTTCTTTAGGAAATTCAGGTACTAGGGCTGTTAATCTTTCATCTAATAGTTCTTTCATCTTATCAAATGAAAAATTAGTTTTAGATTTATGAGCCTGAGTTCTGGCTAAAGGAGTATACTTCTTATAATGTTCAAAAATATCTCTAAGGTAATGTCCTACCTGACCATGATCAGGGGAAAACCATTGTGAATCTTTTAATAACCAGTCATTAGCAGCACTCGGATGAACATTAGTTAATTGACCTGAAAGCAGAGTAGTACATTCTGGATCTAGAAAATCCATATGTCCTGACCATCCTGTAGTTAGGATTGGTTTTTTACTTAAAGTAAATTCCAATAATGGTCTACCAAATCCTTCACCTTTAGTTAAAGAAACCATTGCTTTTACTTTAGGATGATTATAAAGTAAATTCATTTCCTCATCAGAGAATTCACCATGTAACAAATAGATGTTAGGTAGGTTAGTTGAATTAACTGTCTTTTTAATCAAGGCAATTCGTTTCAACATTTCTTCTCTATCTAAATAAGAGGTACCTCCCATAGATACTTTTAGTATCAAAGCAGGTTTCTTCATTTTGTTTTTAAACGTTTCGTAGAAGGCTTTAATCAATAATCCAATATTCTTTCTATCCTCCCCTAAATCCCCATTTAACCAATGACCAACAAATAGGTAAGCAAAGTCTTCCTTAATGCTAGCAAGTTTATCAAAGGTTTTAACTGATTCTGTTGATGATTCTAATGCCTTATATACATCTAAATCTGCTCCTTCAAATAACACTTCAACTGGTTTTTCAAGTTTAATAGTACGAACCAACTGTTGGGTATTTTGATCACGTTGTTCAAATGAAGATTCTTGAAATACCTTTTTAGAATGTTCAGAAGAAACAAAGTTTACATTCATTCTATTCATTCCATCAATCCAATCAGCAGCACATACTGTGGATTCAATACCGGCAGTAAAGCCGATATTAAATTTACCCACAGGTTGGAACTCATTTGGGATAGTAACCTGAGCCCAAATTTCAGGTTGTTTTGGTAACTGATGTTGTAGGAAATGATCTTTTAAAAATCCCCATTTTTCCTGATGGTCTTGAATAAAATTCCAAGGAGTATTACCCCATCTCTGAGGTATGATTTTGACATCATACTTATCTGTTTGGATGATTGCTTTAGCTAAATCTCTAGATCTAGCACCATACCCTGAGTAGGTATCAATAGGACAACTTATTACAAATAACGGTTTCATTAATATATTAATTTATGATTTAAAACTTTTTTCTTATAATCACCTGCTAGAATGAATTCATATTTTTCTCTTGGTTCCCAAGTATCAAATAATTCATCAACATATTCAATTACACGGTTACCCATTTTTTCAGATGTAAACCCAGCCTCATCACCTAAAGCCCACTCACGTCCGGTATTACCTCTTCTCTGTCTTTCCTCAGGTCCTAGGTTATAAACTGCCTCAATTTGATCGGCTGCATCTTCTGGTTCACATCTATCATCAAAGATGTAAGGTGTTGGTACTGAACCTACTAATGAACGAGATGTCGGGAATACTGGGAATGCCCATTCACCGCATTCTTTGATGGTACCGCGATGATTTGATGGGAAGTCTTGATCAAAGTCTACCCACTTACCATCCTTAACAAATCTCATTTGGTCTTGCATACCTCCAGTTACGTTAGCAATTATTGGAGTACCACTAAGTATAGCTTCAGTTAAACTTAAACCCCATCCCTCATTGGATGTTAATAATATTTGAGTATCTGCTATATTATATAACCAGTTTAATTGTTGAGGAGCCATAGGTCCTTTAGTAAATACAACATTGCAGTATTCAGGGCATAACAATTCAATAACAGCATTTAAATCAGTACCATGTTCATCAACAGGTTGGGTATGTAGTAATAATACACATTTTTCTGCTTTTTCTTTAGGTAAACGATCAACAAAATGTCTAAATGCTAAAATAGTATCTGGGATTTGTTTGCGGCGAATGTTTCGAGAGTTAAAGAAAACACAATATTCGTATTCTTTTCCTTCAAATAAGTCTTTTTTAAAGTTTAAGAAATCAGTATTTGATTTTTCTTCTTTACTCATAGGATAAAATACTTCGTGATTTACACCATGAGGAACATACTCAATAATTTTGTTTCCTGATTTATCACCTAATACCAATTTATTGATATTGACGGTTTGTTTTGAAATACCTAACAATGCATCGCAAGATTCATAGAATGTTTCATTGTACAATGGAGCCGGATAGTCATCCCAAATGTTTAGATAGATAATAGGGCAATGTTTTCTAATTTCATTTTCCATCTGGAATAACCAAACCCAATATCTAGGGTCGGTAATTAAAAACAAAGCATCTGGTTTTTCCATTTGAATCAATTGACGAATCAAATCAGGATTTCCATAACCATCTACAGGATAAAGTGTTACAGATGAATCTGTAATTCCTGCTTGTTTGTTTGTATCCTCAGACAAATCAAATCTTTGACCTGATTCAGGATGTTTTACGGCTCCACCAATGTTTACCCAATTGTAATGATGGCAGGTGTTGATAACTAATTCACGCCCCATATGAGCAATACCCGAGTGAACTCGAATATCGTCACATAAAAGCATGATTTTTTTACGTTGGTCTTTTGGGATATAGTGTTTATCCACTAACTCTTTATTTGGCATAACTTTTTTTTAAATAAATTATTTTCCGATTGTTGTTTGGTTGTGTAATGTTTTTCTAAAATCTTCGTTAGTAATATACAAAAAAACAGCTCGATTAACAAGCTTATTTAAAGTAAATTTTCTTTTTACACATTCAATTTTAAATTCCTCAAACAAATCTTTTTTTATCTTTACAGATGTCAAAGCTAAATCTTTTTCCATAACATTATATTTGTATATAAATATATAACTATCTAAGGATACTTGATTTATCACACAAAGAAGTTTCATTAAATGGACAATACATACAGTGTCTTCCTGGATTTTTTGGATGTTCTTTTTGTTGGATTTTTCCATCAGTAGAAAAACAATCCTCAATAAATGATTGGATTTCTTTTAGTGATTTGTTAATTTTTATTTTTCCTGATGGTGGAACAAATTGTTGAATTCTTTTAATTGGAAAATCAGGATTGTTATGTACTTTTCTTTTAACAATAAAAAATTCAATATTAATTTGTTCCTCAGGTATGTTAAATTGTTTTGCAAAAAATTGTTTATATAATATTAATTGGAATTGTTTTAATTCATCTTTTTTAGTTTTATCATCCCAACCTTTAGTGGATGTTTTTATATCAAAGATGTAAAACATATTATATTTTTCATCAAATAATACTAAATCTAATAGTCCCTTATACAATACATTTTTATATTGGGGGTGGGGAGTAATAACAATAGGCATTTCTATACCTACTAGGTGCCATCCTCTAGATTTAAAGTATTTACTTCTATTCTTTTTTACAAAATCAAGTATAGCTAATCCATCATCAAAAAATTCTCTCATTTCCTCAGCAGAGGAAAAGTGTTGATTATTATTTGATTTGTAAGATTTTTGATAAGCTTCTATAAATTTAGATTGAAAGTGTTCCTCTAAGTTAATTTTATCAGCAACAGTACCTGATACCTCATAAGCGGTTGTCAAGTAGTGCTGGAATGTTTCGTGGAATGCCGTTCCAAAAACAGTATGTATACTGTCACTAAATGCTTTATTTTTATCTTTGTATGTAAGGCCCCATTTGTGAGGACATGTTTTATACATAGAGAATTGACTATAAGATATCATACTATCTTTAGCATAGTTAATTTCCCTAGGAACATATTTTTGTATGTCCTTTATTATTCTTGGTAACTTTTTAGCCACTACTTTATTTCTTTAACTAATTTTTTAATTTCTTTATCTTCGATTCCCATTTTACTTAGAATAACTTCCACCCCAGTTTTGTCTAAAAGGGTAGTGTATTCTTCGGCCTCACCTAAAGAACAAGAAAAATAATTAGCCAGTTTAGAAACTAGATCCTCATTAGGACGTTTGCGACTACTTTTAATGTATTTAAAAAATACTTTTTTTCTCGGCAACATAGTTTTA